TATAATACTCAATTTCAGAGTCGCCCTTGACCTCTTTACGCGTTGCGACGTGAGTGATTAATACCACACCATATCCCATCATTGTGATTTGGCGCAATGTATTTTCAAACTCGGCAGATAATTGCGTATAGCCCTGGCCCCAGGGGATGTCAGCGAGCTTCTGAACACCCGCCTGCGCGCAGATATATTGCTCACACAGATCCCATGCGATTGATACAGTATCAATTGTTACCGTAGAGTACATAGCTTGTGCTTCTGGCTTACTGAGCTGGCGCAGTACCAATTTAAAGTCAGACCACTTGTTAATATCTACAACATGAGCGCCCGCTATTGCGTTGTACCCATGTTCAAATGCAAGTAGAAGATTGTTCGGGAATTGACAAGCAAGGCTGGTCTTGCCAGCTTTAGGCTGGCCATAGATCAGCACATACTTGCCTCTTAAATCCCGTGAAATAGTTGTCGGCTGTAGATTAAGTATATCAATAGCCATAACTTATATTAGAAACCGAGATCGGTAAAGCCCTTAGAAGTGGTAGTTTTCTGCGGGACACCCATTGCCTTCTCTTTCATTTCGGCAAGTCTTGCTTTCCGCTCTGCAAGTGCTTTGGACACATCATCAGAACTAATTGCAAAATCACCTTCAAGAGGAGTAGATGAACCACCAGTAATAACAAGCTCACTTATAGAGATTGTACGAGTCTGCTCCATCGGTTCACCAAAATCAGGCTTTGTGGTGTAGGTTTCAGTCTTAGAGGAGAAGTTAAGACGACCAGTCGCTTTAACAGTATCTCCTACATTCCAATAATTGGATACCGCATCTATTACGCCGCGATTGAGCGCAACGAAGGGGATAACATCAACCTTGCCACCATACTGCGGAAGAATAGCAGTGATCTTATACTTGTCGGTTTCAACACCATCAGAGTCGGTTTCGTAACCCTTAGACCCAACTACAAAAGTAGTGGAAAAGGTCGCTTCGGGCTTGCATTCGTCACGCTTAATCTTGTTGATGAACGATGCTGTGATGCGCGGGAATGATACCAGCGCGCCAGACTGATTGTAATATTCGTTCATACTGACCTGCGCGGACGTGATACGAACACAATCGGCATTTGCCAGACCGCCTGCGGCGATACTGACATATTCATTCATAACGCGAGTAAGCGACTCATAAGCCGGATTGACTGCGCCTTTGGTGGTGAATTCTGCGGCGAATACGTGAACCGGGATCTCAAGTTCAGTATCGACGCCATTAATGGGCTGATTAACACGAATAGTAACGATGCCAGAAAGTGCATTAACAGTATTGTTATCGCGCTTAAAACTTCTCGGAGTGATGTTAATTTCGCTTAAAATTCCTTCAATTCTAACTTTATTTTCTGTCTGTGCTATCATTTCTTTTATTTCCTTTTTAGTTATTTTTTTAGAGAAGAAAGGGGTTAAATGCGTTCATTTAACCCCGATAAGAATTACTCTTCGTCGTCCGAAGGAACGAAGGACTTACCAGCATCGGTAAGGAACACGTACTTAACCGGCTTCTCGGCGCCATCGACGTTGATCTTCTCGTAGTCGACAAGGCCCTTAGCGCGCTCACCCTTGCATCCAAGAGTGGTGATAACAGGATTCAGGTGCTTCGCATCTGTTTCGAGGGCTTCGCAAAGCTCGTCCATAGCGACTCTTCCCCCATTCTCAGTAAGATAGTTAAATACGGCAGTCTGTTTTTCAGTAAGTTTCATTGTTTTGAACTCCTTTTGATTAAAAAATTATTTTAGTTTGGGGAAGATTGTTCCTCAACTTTTGTATATATATTATATCATAATTTTGAGAATTAGTCAAATTTTTAGTTTGCTAGAATTTTGACTATGTTATCAGTTACAGACAATTTGATAGATTTATTCCCTTGCGCTCCTTTGGAGAGGAGTGGGAGGTCTGTGATTGATACTTTTATGGAAGAACGGTTGGATACAACGGTAATGGTAGATTCATTGGTAATGGGACAGAAGTCTGCCATCCAGTCGCCGGTTGTAAGTTTTTGTAGTTTTGAACCCTTGGTGTATTTGGATTGTGTAGCAAATTCAGAAATAGAAGTGCGCTTAAACAGGCCTTCGCCTGAAATGGAGGCGATGTACGTTGTGCTGGACGGTATTATGCGCGCGGCCGTGACCGTATCGTCGTCGGCAAGCTTGATTGCATGTACGCCACGGGCTGTGCGCCCGATTGCGTTAATGTCGCTCGTTTCAATCATTAGGAAGTTGCCCGCTGCGGCAAGTATTCCAATTTTTGGCGCATCTCCAAACAACACCGCCACAATCTCATCACCATCATTCAGAGTGATCGCGCGCAGTCCCATATTGCGAGTAATATTATACTCTGATAGCGCGCTCTTCTTGATATAACCCTTGCGAGTAATAAAGAAGATATACGGTGAATTAATTGATTTTGGGGTAAAGGCACATATTAAGTCGGATTCTTTGAGGGGTAGTACATTAAAAAGGGAATTTTTGTCGCCAACAATCAATTTTTGCGCTGAACAATGGAAGACATCGCCTTTAGTGGTGAAGAAGAGAAGCTCTTCGTCAGAACTAAAAGTATGAGAGTCAATTATATATTCACCCGTATCAAGTTTGACCTTGTTACCTACGCCGCCGCGCTTCTGCGTGTAAAGCGTAGATGTTTCTGCGACAAAAGCGTTATTGTGATTTGTTAAACTCACTTGGAGTTGCTTGATTTCTATCGGTTCATCGGCGCCGTCCGTCAGGTTTAAAATTTTCGTACGCCGTTCATCTCCAAAAGATTTGATGGTCGCGCGCCATCCACGTTTAACTTCTTCGTTGAAGAGTGTGGGATCACCCAGAATGGTACTAATCCGATTTGCCTCAGTCTGTAATTCTACCTTTTCATTCTCTAACTTTTGCACTTCCAAATGCGCAAGACGACTTAGCTTCATATCAAGAACCGCTTTTGCCTGTTCATCATCAAGTAAGAAGTTCTTTTGTAGAGCAATCGAGGCTGCCGCGGTTGAAGACGAGTTCTTGATGGTTTGAACCACCTCTTCAATGGCCGCCAAGCAAATCAGCAAACCATCAATAATGTGTATGCGGCGTTCAATTTTATGTAAGTCGAATTCAAATCCTTTACGATAAACTTGCTTTTCGTGATCGATATGCGCTTGAAGCATTTCTTTCCAAGTAAACACCTTAGGGAAGCGCCCGTTATCAAGCATTGTAAAGTTAATACCGTAATAGTATTGAAGAGAAGTATTTTTGTAGAGATATTTTAATACTTTATCAGGATTGGCTTTTTTATTAAGGTAGATTTTTATAAGAGGAGTAGAACCTGTAAGGTCATTAAAGCGATCAATCCCAGGGTTCTCTTCACCTTCTATGATTGACTCTAATTCTGCGCAAATAGTGTTGGTATATACCGAATATGGTATTTCTGTTACTACAAAGCATCTTTCTTTTGAGTCAAAATCTACGACACTACGAAGTTTACAAGCAAAGCCCTGTCCATTTTTCATTGACTGCTTTACTTCGGCTTCGTTGTAGAGTATTGCGCCAGTTGCAAAGTCGGGCGCGCAGTAAATGTCCTCAAAATCACAATCCGGATTGTCGATAAGGTAGATTAGTGCATTGTTTACTTCGGTAATGTTGTACTGTGGTATGGAACAAGCCATACCTATCCCGATTCCTGTACTTCCGTTGACAATGTTATAAAAACCTTTTGAGGGAAGTACGCCTGGATATTGTTCAGTTTCAGAGTAGTTATCACGCCACTCAGTAATGATATCTTTTTCAATGTCATCAAATAGCGCGCCTGCTAATTTTGATAGTCGTGCTTCTGTATAGCGCGGTGCTGCCCAGTTGCCAGACTCAATTAATGTACCACCATTACCTTTGACAGACACAAGTGGATAACGCATTGCAAACCCCTGGCCTGCGCGCATAATAATGCCTTCACACGATGAGTCGCCATGAATGTAGAAGTGCTTCATGGCATCACCGATCGCCGCCATTGTCTTCTGATACGGCTTATCAGCAGTATATTTATATTTGTCCATACAATAGAAGATTTGACGCGCAGAGGGCTTCAGTCCATCACGCACATCTACGAGTGCGCGCGATTGCAATACGGCACCTGCATATTGTGTCATTGCTTGTTCAATTATAGGTTTTAATTCTGCCATAGCGTTTTATCCTTTACTCTGTTATTGTTGAAAAGTCAACATTTTTGAAAATAAAATCGCGCCGAGGTTCTACATCTTCGCCCATTAAATCGTATAATAGATCAATTGCGCCTTCATTCCACTCCATTACATCCATGCGCTGATGCGCCGGATCAAACATGGAACGGCGCGCTTGATCTGCTTCGAGTGAACCAAGACCTTTGTTGCGCTGTACTTCGCCTTTTATTTTGCCTTTTGCTGCATTAAATTCTTCGTCGGTAAAGTAATATGACTCAGTTTTGCCATTTGATACAATATAAAGTGGAGAACGAAGCCAGCAAAGTCTTCCTTCTTTAATAAAATCGGGTGCGAGATACTGTAATGCTGCCATAATTAATAGACCAATGTGGTAGCCATCGCTATCACTATCACTACAAATTGCGAGTCTGCCATAACGGAGATTTTTTGCATTGTACTTGCCTGGCACAATGTTCATCGCGCTTAGAAGCAATTTTATTTCTTCGTTGTTAAAGATTTTTTCTTCGGGGTTGGACAAACAGTTGATAATTTTACCACGAATAGCCATAATGCCATATTTCGTGTAATCTCTACCCTGCGCCAGACCACCCAGCGCGCTATCACCCTCGGCAATAAGTAAGGTTGACCCTTCGCCAAGAAATTCAGCATCTTTGAGTTTGTCAGATGAGAAGACTTTCTTTTTCTGATTTTTCTCAATTTCTTTTGCGGCATTTAATACCTGCTGGCGCGCCTTCTCTGCGGCTGCTTCGGCTTTTGCAATTTTTTTGAGCATTGCAACGATAGCATCAAATTCTGCGCTATACTTGAGTTTCATTGTTTTTAGCGCATCACTAAATGCGTTGGACGCGAGAGTACGAAGTGACGCATTATTTATTTTTGTCTTTGTCTGGTTTGCAAAAGAAGGTTGAGCAACTGAACAGTTAATCACATAAAACAAGTTTTGGCGAATACTGTCGCCATCGAAATTTTCTTTTGACAGTGAATTAAATGTGCGCGTAAGCGCTGTCTTTGCGCCCGTAATAGGACTACCGCCCTCTGGACATCTCAACCCATTCACAAATACATAAGACTCCTCATGCTTTGCGCCCCATTGAAAAGCAATTTCAAGTTTGTCAGTACCATCAGAGGCGGACGCAGTAATAATGTGGCTGTGTAAAGGTTCTTTTACATTATCCTTCACAAAATCAACAATACCATTTTTTGCGCAGTAAGATTGGGTTTTACCAGTATCTAAATTTTTGACATTAAAAGTAACACCAGTATAAAGATATGAAATATCTCTAATATCATTACAAATACGATCATAAGAATAACCGATTTGCCCATTTTTAAATACTGCGGGATCTGGAATAAATCTCACCCATGTACCATCTTTCTGCATTGTAGGGCGTTCTGCATAATCCACAAGAACTCCTTGTACAAAAGTCGCATGAGCGCCGGTTCCTTGGCGGAAACTTTCTACTTCAAAATTTAATGCACTTAAACATACACATTTTGCACCTATGCCATTAAGACCTGATGAATTTTTATAAGCACCTTCTTCAAATTTGCCACCTGTGTGAGAACGAGAATAAATTGATACCAATACGTTTTCTCCATCTTCGCGAATACCAAATGGTACCCCACGACCATAGTCACGTATTGTAACTTGATTATCCTTTTCAGAGAGAGCAATATCAATCTGTTTACCAAATCCAGCGATAGCTTCATCTGTTGAGTTATTTATAATTTCTTTCAGAGCCTGGTAAGTGCCTTCATTGTCATCGCTTCCGAGATACATTTGTATACGAGTGCGCACACCCTCTCGAAAGTCTAATGACTTTATATCATCAATACCGTAATTTTCTTTATTCATTATTACTAATTCTGCCTCTCCTTTAGTTTCTTCCAACAGTCATCACACAATGGACTAATCCAATCAGTAGTCATATGTGTGGCGCGCTGACCACAGGCAATACATACATATTGCGATGCCTCTTCATATTGATGCAATACATCGCTTAGCGCTCCATTCACATACGAGGTTGAAATGCGCAGCACTCCCCACTTTTCCTTAATGTCCGTAATGTAGAAGCGTTCGCGCAGTTGGGGTGTAAGTGCAGCATCTATGTCACACACTAATGTCCAGCCAAACGCTTTGCGCCAACCATCGGGAATGTTATTGAGTTCTGTATAAGAATAGTCGTAATCGGGATGCTCTTCGGGCGCACCTGGCCAGAATCCGTCTTCACCGTCAGTACCTGTACAATCAGTAATCTTCTTACCTGACCAAACATTGCGCGGGATCAACCAATCAAATTTTTCGGCTAAAGCGCGATTGTAAATAGGATTATCTAATTCATTAGAAGTGTTTATATAATTTTTTAGTTCATTATCTGTTATATTCATAACTATTCTCCTTTTTACTATAACTATTATACCATATTTTTAGAGAAAAGTCAAGTTTTAACTGCTGTGTTATTTTCATTGCTTCCGATACATTTTATTAGATTTATTCAATCTAAACTCTACTTAAATACTGAAGTAAAAATTATATATGGAGGGCGAGATGGTTCGAGGTACTACACCCACACATGTGTTCGAAGGACTGCCGGTTGTGTCGTCTACAATCGAACAAATTTGGATCACCTACTTACAAGCAGGCGCGCCAGTGCTTACCAAAAATATTGATGCGGTAACCTTCCAAGATGACTCAGAGCACGGTACTTGTAGTGCGCAGATTACCTTGTCATAGGAAGAGACGCTATTGTTCGTACCAGGTCGTGCGCGTATTCAACTGCGTTTACTACTTAAAGACG